GCAGGTAACTTAACTCAGCATATCACTGGTGATAAGTGTGAACAGATTGATGCTAATGATATTATTAACGTCGAAGGTGACTATCGTCTGAAAGTAACAGGTAACTTCCACTTAGAGGTTGGCGGTTCATTCCAAGTCTCTGCTGAGAACGCACCCCAGACAGTTGATCCTAAGAGTGGAGAGAAGACAAGTCAGGATAAGATTCAGAAGAGTTCTCTTAGATTTGCTAGTGATCTGGACATCGATGTAAGTTCTGCAAAGATCAAGTTGTCTACATCTGAGTTTGAGATGGACTCAACTGTATGTAATATCACTGGTAATAACTTCGAGAGCACATACACCAATCAATCATACTCTGGTGGTGATATTAGTTTGACAGGTTCTAATAGTATTAACGTTACAACATTGTTGTACAATATCATGATCAACCCAGAAGATACTGCTAAGAATAAAGCAGGTATTCAAACAAGTTGTCTGGGTAATATTATTACTACAATGGAGAAGAGTCAGGCACATCCTATTCCTACTTACGATATTATCAACGAAGAAGGTCCTACTCAACAGAAGTTTGGTGGTGGCGGATATATCCTAGAGGTTGTCAAGGGTGTTAAGCAGACTACCGTTAAGGAAGGTCCTATCACTGAGACTGCTGAGAAGGGTCCGATCACGATCGAAGCACTCAAGGGTTCGATGACTCTGGATGCGAAAGAAACTATGAAGTGTACCGCTGAGACCATCTATCTGAATTGACAAGCGGGGGCAGGAGTGCTATACTAGATAGGTACTGAAGAGGCACCTATGGACGCACTCGCTCACGTTTTCGTTAATTTCTCCAAGCGCAAGTTGACTATCGTTGATGATGAAGGATACGAGAAGGAAGTGAACTGGAAGTGGGACATGGAAGGTGCCGCTGGATTCTCTGAGACTATCGCTGAACTTCCCGATATTCTTGATGAGGATATGATTACCTATTGCTTTGGTGTACAATGATTGGACCTATTGGTGTTACTCTAAAACAAGCAGAAGAACATTTTGAGTTTATGCTTGACCTGTGTGACCAACAACGTGTGTGTTGGAAAATTACTAGACCTGATGGCAAATCTGCTATGATGGTTCCTGTCAACGAAATTCCTCCTGTATCTGAAGAGATTCAGAGTCAGGTTGAAGAGTTTCGTAAAAGTTTTGTAGAGGGGATTCCTGCTGATGCGACCTGAAACCCGTGAAGCAATGGAAATGCTGTTCACCGCCAAATGGAACTTGCCAAAAGCAGCAAAACATGCTAACCTTACTAACAAGGAAATGAAAATCACTTTCAATGAATACTGTGTTTTTCATCCCGCTACCTGGACTGGGAGTATGGCGGAATAGGTAGACGCACCAGACTTAAAATCTGTTGACCATTAGGTCGTGAGAGTTCAAGTCTCTCTACTCCTATAGTCCCGAAATGACTTAAAACTTGCTCTGGTCGGGTTGTCTCCTTCTGGTTCAATTGATAATCGTTTTTATTTTATGGAAAAGTCTGAATTAATTCAAATGCTCCATCAGAATGAAAACGATTATCATGAACTACCGATGTATGGTTTGATGTCTGATTGGTATCTTCGTTATTGGCATCTGCATATTGCACTGTATCAGTATCTCGAACTAGACAAAGAGGACTACTTTGGTCCTTGGCCCCTATGACTCACTCTCATTGGACACACGGCGGGTTACCCCGTACATCCGTCAACATTCTTCGACTTCTCTCCGAGTTAGAAGGATGTTACCAACTCACTAAATACATGGCATTTGATGAAGACAATGCTATACTGGATGAGATGAAGCAGAGGTATTACAAACTCTACTTCAAACTCTCCAAAGAAGAACGCCAAATTAGCTCAGCTGGATAGAGCAACTGTTTTGTAAACAGTAGGTCAACAGTTCAAGTCTGTTATTTGGCTCTCGGGGAATTAGCTCAGTTGGTAGAGCGCCTGCTTTGCAAGCAGGATGTCAGGAGTTCGAGTCTCCTATTCTCCATGGGGGAGTACCCAAAGACTCTGTATAGAAAGAGCGCCCCCTTCATTCCTCAGTAGCTCAGCGGCAGAGCCATCGACTGTTAATCGATTGGTCGTAGGTTCAAATCCTACCTGGGGAGTTATGCTATAATATTATGAACTACAAGTATCCTCTGTATGCACCCTGGTATCACGTCGAACTCGGCAAAAAAACTTGGGGACATACTATGTCTAACCTGTTCAAAATGATTAATGTCAAAGACCACGAAGACGGTTCGTTCACAATCGAGTGGGACGAAAACGACCCGCAAGAAAGCATCTTCAACGACTGGACGAAAGAAGACTTCCTTGAGTTCTTCCGCTGGTGCGCCAAGCGTGAAGACACAAAAGAATCTGGAGAACAATCTCAAGAAGATTACTACAACTCCGAAAGCGAAGGCAAAGACTACATCCAAGCGACGAACGAAGAAACCTTTGGAATTGAAGGTGATGAACTCTCGGAAGATTGAAAATTTTCCTTGGGTCAATACCTTCCCATATTTCTTGCAAGATCTAACTGAGAACAAACGATGTTGGTTTCAGTGCGAAGACCATGTTGAGAAATATGTAAATAGATACAACTGTAAGTACAAACTTTATCACTACACAGGAAATGCCTCAAACAGAGACCAACCAGAAAACTAAACTAGAAACTTCTTTCGGTGGCACTATCGAAAAAGATATTCCTGAAAATGCTGAATGGATTGATGATGCGTTTTATATCAAAACAACTCGTTTTGGATTGTATACCAGTATCCTGAAAGAACCTCTTGGTCAACATTTTATCACTGGTGCCACATATGAAGGTGTACTTAAAATGTCACGGTGGCATCTAAAGTGTCTACAAGAGGGTACACTTGATGAGTACACTCGTACAGTAAATAGTGGTGTAGTTGGAGGAAAACTATGACAAAAAAATCAACGACTATCGGTAGTGATACTTGGGAGTGGGAAGAAACTCCTGAAGCAAAAGCAGCAATCGAAAAACTGCACGCAACTAAACGACTTCACGAAGATATTCGTAAGTTAGAACTAAAAGCACCTGATTATGGAGTCGGAAAATAAAATACCTGAGGAATTACAGGAAGAATGGGAGTCATACCTTGCTGCATGTGAATCTCTTGAAGTAACACCTTCAGCGCGGAGGTTCCTCAGATACAATGAATTGTATCCGTATAAATAAACTTGTAAGAAATCGTGTGATGATTCGTGGGAACTAGAAAAATTTCTCAGTTGGAGACAATCTCAGACGCGAACGTATCGGGAGAAGCAATTCTCCCTCTCGTCGTATCTGATCCGTTGATCCCCAACCGAAAAGCAAAAGTCAATCAACTCTTTAAGGGAGTTGCACAGGGCACTAAGGCAGCGCCTGGACTTTGTTTCGACCTGGACCGAAACACTGGATTATACCAGACCGCATATGATGAAATGGGTCTGGGTTTTGGTGAAGGTGGATTCTACATGACTAGAATCGACAATGGTAATAGCAACACATCGTTGTACATTACCGCTGTTGATGAAGTTGCAAACAACGCCAACATTGTGTTGGCACCCAAAGGTACTGGTGCTGTTCAAGTTACAGGTCAGTTCCTGATTGATGATGGTTCTTTTATTCTTTCTGATTCCCAAGGTCCCAAAGCACGATTTGAAGTTAGTAACGTAGGTACTGGTACTAATACTCGTATCTTCACATTCCCCGCGATTACATCTGGTAACGGTACAACACTTATCGGTGATGATACTGTACAGACACTGAGAAATAAAACGATTCTTATTGACGAAGATAACTTTACTCTCTTCGATGGTAATGATGAAGCAAAATTCCAGATTGCATATGCTGACTCTATCGGTCAGACACGTAGATATTTCTTACCTGATGCTGGACTGACATCTGTTACTCTTGCTAACTCTAACGGTTTAGATTCTACACTGTTGGATACCAAGGCAACACAGATTGCGTTCAACAAAACTTTAGTTGATCTTAAGTTGGTTCCTGATGATGCAGCGGATACTAACTGGGCACAGTTTAATACTTCTGCTTTGACTGCAAACAGGACTATTACAGTTCCTGACCAAAGTCTTGAGTTAGTTGGTACAGAATCCAACCAAGTTATTAAGAACAAAGCATACGAAACTGTTGTTCTTCAAGATCCCACTGACAATACAAAGAAAATTACTTTTAATGTCAGTAATCAAACAACAGTATCAAACTCAACATTTGTTTTCCCCGAAACTAATACTCTAAATAGTGGAGGCGGTGATAACACTTTAGTATCTGAGTTAGCATCACAGGATTTATCTAACAAGTCGTTAGTCACTCCTGTCCTTAAAGACTCGGGTAATACTACAGGACAAGTTACACTCTCTGTTGATAACATCACTGGTCCTAGAACCATTAGATTCCCCGATTCTAATGCAACGTTACTTTCTACTGATAACGTAACACTTGAGGATGTAAACTTCGGTGCTGGTATTGGCGCTAACAACCTCACTGGTCAAACAAGACAACAACAATTCTTCTACTCTGGATTCTAATAACAATGGCAAGACAAGGACTTCTTGGACAAGCAAAACCAGCGGGAACAACCAATACTCTTTTGTATGCTGCTCCTATCGACTCCTCAGCGAGTACAGTCCTGACTGTTGCTGCTGATGGTGGTGCTGATACTTATGATGTAGCAATTAAAGATTACGATCAAAGGTTGACCCTGGATGCTTCGACCTACAAACTACATGAAGGTGATGTAGTTACTGGTTATCGTTTCAATCTTGGAACGAACATCCCCGCTGCATCTGCTTTGACAGCAGGGCAAACACTGACATCTGCAGATGGTGAGAAGAAAGCAGTTTTTGAATCTTTCTACATTGAACCGTTTACAACTATCTACGTTCAGGAACTTGGCATTCGTTCTGTAACGGTAAACAGTGTAGTTGGTACATTCGCTGTTGGTGAAACAGTCACCAAAGGATCTGGTGGCAACACTGCAACAGCAACCATTTACGGAGTAGCACAGGGTTCTGGTACTACTAGCATTTACATCGGTCCTACAACTCTTGCTGGTACTGGTACTGAGTTCACCGATTCTGATGGTATTACATCATCTGGTGGTGCAACTGCATCGATCTCTACTGGTGGTGTTGGTGCAGCAGTAAACGAGTTTATCCTGTCTACAGATGATGTTACATATAACTTGTATCTGGGTGTAGACTTAGAAGTCTTTACTGACAGAACATATCGCTTTGATGTATCTGATTCATCCATGAGTGGTATTGATTTCAAACTCTCTACTACTGTTAATGGTGAGTGGGGTCCTGATAACATCGCTGGTTCTGCTGATGATGGTGCTGAATTAACAACAGGTAAGACAACTAACGGTACTCCTGGTCAGTCAGGTGCATACATCCAGTATGATTTCTCTGCTGGTGCATTGTCTGGTAACCTTTACTTCTATGAAGGTGACACTGGTACAGCAGGAAACTTTGCTTATGGTGGTAACGATAGATATCTTGTTACTAGCACTGAATTCACCTATAGTGGTGTTTACATTTATGACAAAGAAGGAACATGGGTAGATGGTACTGACACCTTTGAAGCAAACGGTGTTGCGTATACTGTTCAGACTCAAACTGCTGGTGCATATGGTTATGTAAGAAACCTCAGTGGCGCTACTTTGAAAGTTATCAAAGGTAAAAACTCTGCTGACTTCACAACATCTAGCGTATTCCAAGACTCACCTATTCTAACTACTGCAAGTCGTGCAGCAGTTGGTGTTAGTGCAGTTCTTCTGGCAACTACTGCAGCAGATGCTGAGATGTACCTCAGAAAAGATAATGCAGTCGCTGATGACAGTACCGAAGAGATTAAGTCTCTGGTCGTTGGTCCTGGTCAACGTGTGATTGTTGAATCTAATGGTGGCAATGCTGCCTTCAACCTTGTAGGTTTTGAAGATGCATCGTCTGCATTGACTATCAGAAACTTTGGTAGTGGCGTCGGCAACGGCGGCGGTTCTGGCGGTGGATCATAATCTCCAATAAATAACTAAAAAGCAACGTAGAAGATGTCTCTAACTAGACTTAAGAATATTATTACGTCCCGCACGGGACGTATTATTTACGTTAACCCTGATGACTTTGATGCATCTGATGCTATTGATAACAGGGGTAACTCTGCACTGCGACCATTTAAGTCTATTCAAAGGGCATTTCTAGAGGTTGCTAGATTCTCGTATCGTGTTGGTCTGAGTAATGACGAATTCGATGCATTCTCGATCATGCTCTATCCTGCAGAGTATGTCATTGATAACAGACCAGGTGAGATTCTTTATACTAACGTTGCTCCTATTGATGCTAACTCTAACCTGGATCTGACATCTCCTAATAATGTGCTTTATAAGTACAATTCTGTAGAAGGAGGCGTCATTGTTCCCAGAGGTTGTTCACTGGTTGGCACCGACCTTCGCCGTACCAAGATTATTCCTAAGTACGTTCCTTATCCTACGACGTATACTGCAAAGGGAATCAATAACGAAGCAGATGTTCCTCCTCGCACCGCAATCTTCAAGGTCACAGGTGGTACATACTTCTGGCAGTTCTCCTTCTTCGATGGTGCTGAGGAAGGTGTATACTTCAAACCTGATAGCACCGAGACTCTTTCTCCCAAGTTCTCGCACCATAGATTGACTTGCTTTGAGTTTGCTGATGGTCTGAACAATCTGTCTACACTAATTTCTAACGGCACAGTTCCTACTGGTGATTACACTGCTGTTCCTAATATCCTTGAAAGAACTGACTTAGACATCTACTATCAGAAAGTATCTAAGGCATTCGCTACAATTCCTGATACATCTGGTGATCCTACACAAGACCAAATTCAGGCAAGGGTCGAAGAAAATCGTATTGTTGGTCCTATTTCCGATGAGTACAGAGTCCTTCAGATCACAAGAAATGGTCAGACAGCAACGGCAGTCACTGTTGACGAGTTTGATAACCCCAGAGACCATGGATTTTCCGTTGGTGTTAACATCAACGTTAGTGGTGTTACTGGATCAACTGGATCGAACTCCGAAGTTGATGCAACAGTTTTCAACGGATCTTTCACCGTCACTTCGACACCGACTGGTTCAACATTTACATACCAATTAGCATCTGTACCGACTGGTAATGCTGTTGGTTCTAACATTACTGTTAAGACTGAGATTGATACTGTTGACTCTGCATCTCCATATGCGTTCAACCTGTCACTGAGAAGTGTGTGGGGTATGAACGGTATGCACGCTGATGGTAGCAAAGCAACTGGTTTCAAATCGATGGTTGTGGCGCAGTTCACTGGTCTGTCACTGCAAAAAGATGATAGAGCGTTCGTAAGATATAATGCTTCTACTGGTAACTATGACGTAGCAACTGCTGGTGATGGTGCTCACCTGGATGGTTTTGCTGAGTATCGTAAGGGTTGGGGACACGAGCACATTAAGTGTTCTAATGACTCCTTCATTCAGGCGGTTTCTGTGTTCGCTGTGGGATACTTCGGTCACTTCACTGCATTGAGCGGTGGTGACATGTCGATTACTAACAGTAACTCTAACTTTGGTAATACTGCACTTAGATCTGCTGGATTCAAGGCAAAAGCATTCTCCAAAGATAAGGCAGGTGCTTTGACTCATATCATTCCACCTAAGGCACTTAATGTCATTTCGACAACTGCAACAGGTGCAACTGGTTCACCCGACATCACTCTCGCTAACGATGGTAGCGTCAATGGTGTTATTGAAGGCATGAATATCAGTGGTACTAATATTGCTTCTGGTGCTACTGTTGTTTCTGTCAATGTAAACACTCGTGTTGTAACACTCTCTGGTAACAACACAAACGCAGTTGATACTAATGTTATCTTCGGTGAAGAGACATCAGTCAACTGGGTAAACGTTGATATTCAACGTACAAAGGTTATCAACTCTGCACTTGCTGGTCAGGGTGGTACGCCTGGAACAAGACTTTACCTCTATGGATACACTACTCAAGCATCTCCTCCAACAACAAAGGTTCAGGGTTTCGCTATTGGAGCACGTCAAGATGGCACAGGTGTTGACGCTGTACCAGACAAACTGAACGTATTGTTGGTTGCTAACGGTGCAACTGTATCGTCTGTCCATACTGCAAAGATTTCACCTTATGGTCCTGATGTTTCTAATAAAGCAGCAGGTACAACTGGATCTCCTATCCAGTATGATAGTGCTACCTATACAATCAGTGGTAACACACAGGTTGGCGGTTGGTATCTGAACGTAGACTCTAATGATAATGGTATCTACACAACTTTATCTACCAACTCTCAATACAACAACGTAAACTTCACTCCTACAACGTTCATTAAGAGGATTCCTGACCCTCGCGACTTACAAGATAGAACATTCCGTGTTCGCTATGTAATCGACAAGGATAAGACTAATCCCCTGCCTCGTGATCCTATCTCTGGTTACGTCATGCAACCTCTGAATAGCGACACAACCAACTACAATCTTCAACGTGCATTCTACATTTATGATATTGAAGTAGTTCAAGAATTCGAGAGAGGCGTTGCCGATGGAATCTACTACATTACCCTCCTTTGTGCATCTATTGCACCTACTACAAGTAACTTCGATGACAGGAAGTTCTCTCAAAACGTCAACGAAGTCTATCCTACGTTTGACAGAGACAACCCTGTTGCTGACCCTGTTGCTGCAGTATCCGTCGCTGACAACGAAACTATCGGTCTCGTAAAAGCAACTGACGGTGCTACACCTACACCTGCAAATGATCCTAAGAGATCTATCACTAAGGAAGCGATTGAGTTCCTGCTAACTGATACTGGTTGGACACAACCAGGTACTACACCTAACTATGACTCTGTTAATAAGAGACTGTCTAATGTTCAACTAACTGCCCGTGCTGGTGATGAAGAAACTCGCAAAATCAACATTCGCGAAAACAATGATGGAACTGTCGCACCTATCAATGTTGAGTTCAGGAGGCACAGTATCTTGCGTTCTGGTAACCATACATTTGAGTATCTTGGTTTCGGTCCTGGTAACTACTCCACCGCCTTCCCTCAAACGCAGGTGGAAACTCTGAGTTCTGATCAGATTAAGTTCTCACAGTCAATCAAAGAGGAAGGTGGAGTTTCTTTCTACTCTGGTCTTAACTCTAACGGTGACCTGTTTATTGGTAACCAGGTGATTAACCCTGTTACGGGTCAGATCACTAACGAAGATATTGCACAGTTGAATGTTGTTGGTGAAGAAAACACTACAATTCAGACATTCTCTGAGTTGGTTCTTACCGACAAACTCACCGTTATCGGTGGTGCATCTAACCAGTTAGAATCTATCTTCGCTGGTCCTGTTACCTTCCAAGGACTTACTACCTTCACTAATAACATCCAAGCGAAAAAGATTTCGTACTACAACCAGGATGGCACGGTAATTAAGCAAACCTTACTGGCACCTGAAGATGCAAATGGACAACCAGATTTTAGTACTATCACAGGATACACTACGCCTGCTGATGGTGATCTTGTTTACAATATCAATTGGACACCTGGTAAGTCGCTTGGTTGGATATATTACAATGGAACATGGCACGAGTTTGGTCTCACGGATACTGGAGACATTGATATTGCTGCTTTCGCTGGGGAGCAACATATTGGTATTGGTACTGCTGCTGCATCTGGTTTCCGTGTTGGCATCCTCGGCAACGCCAAAGTAGATGGTGACTTGGTTGTTACTGGACGAGGTGGTGTTGGTTCCGATAAGTATATCACCAAGTCTTACACTGGTGATGGAACAACTCTGACCTTCGCTATTACTACCTATGGTGGTGGTATTCAGCATACTGATGATTCTGTTCTGGTATTCTTGAACGGTGTTGCACAAATTGCTGGAACAAACTACACAGTTGATTCCAACGGTTCAAACATTGTCTTTAGTTCTGGTGATGCACCACTTGCAAGTGATACCGTCCATATTTTAGAACTGCCTATCTAAATACTTAAGGAGAATACCGCACTGCTATGGCACTTTCAAAAATTAGTGGAAATCAGATTTCTACTAGCACAGAAGCAATTATCACAACTCTATCATTCCTGAACACAAACTCTGTCTTTAGATTACCTGCTGGTACTACAGCACAGAGACCTACTGGTGTGTCAGTTGGTTCAATGCGTTTTAATACTTCTGAAGACGCTGCTGAAATCTACAAGGCAGATGATGGAACTGGTAGTGCAGGTTGGGCATCAGTCTCTGGTGGTGGTCCTTCTCTTGGTGATAAGAGTATTGTCCGAACAAATGCAACAACAATCAGTGAAAACCTCACAGTAGGACCTACTGCTGGTCCAGAATTTGCTAACGGCATGAGTGCAGGTCCTATCACTATTGCAAGCGGTTTCACTGTTACTGTTGAATCGGGTGGTGCTTGGAGTGTTAGATAATGGGAAAGTTAAACGCAGCAAATCTCGAAGGTAATTTTCCAAACTATAGAATAACTGTACACGCAGACAGTAGTATAGACGTTAATAGTCAGTTACTTGTGACTGGACAATCGTATATGCCTCTACCATCTGATACTACTGATGGGTTTGCGGGTCGTCCTAATGGTAACCATCCTAAGCAAGGTATGCTAAGATGGAACACAACAACTAATTCCATTGAAATGTTTGACGGCGACGTTTGGGTTGCTAGATCTTAAATTAAATTATCATGACTAATGATGCTAAGTTGATCGTCGAAGAAGGCGATGCACCTGACTTGACTTTGTACCAAAAAAGAATTAATATATGCAATGGGTGTGAGCATAAGAATCCCATCGGCATATGTAATAAGTGTGGATGTGTTCTTGCTGTAAAAGCAAGATTCTCATTCTTTCACTGTCCTCTGAAATACTGGTAATGAATCTGACTAACGTCGTACATCACGACAACTTTATCTCTGAGTTTGACACTAATTTAGATTGCAAACAGATCATTGAATACTTCAATTTTATCAATGGTAATGGTCTAACAGTCAAACGACAGTTTCCTGCGACAGGTGCCGCTGATAAGCAAGTTTTTCTACACGAACTTCCTACTGAATACTTTCACGATAGTCTGTCCCGTGAAGTATATCAAACATGGAATATGGTGACAGACATTGCATTGAATCAATATGCAAACAGATATGATATTCTGCTGAACAGAAAGTATCAGCACACGTTATGTAAATTGCAGAAAACTTCTCCTGGTGAAGGTTATCACCAATGGCATTTTGAGTCTACATCTAATGCACCATATCGTAAGTTGGTGACGATGTTATATCTCAATGATGACTTTGATGGTGGTGAAACAGAATTTCTCTATCAGCATTGTAGAATCAAACCAAAGGCAGGTAAGTTTGTAATCTTCCCGTGTGATTGGCCCTGGACACATCGTGGAAACCCTCCTTTAGATGGCGATAAATATATTGTTACCGCTTGGGTAGAAGAGTATCCTAGTGGGCGCTAATAAATAAAAGAAAGTAACTCGTAAAATGAGCAAACTATCGATCAGTGGTCTTGGTGGCATTCCCCAAACTTTGGGTCAATGTACTGTGCCTACTGGTCATATTCTTAGAATTGAAGGTGCTTTATATAATACCAGTACAGGTGCATTTCAGTTACCAGCAGGCACAACTGCTGAACGACCTGCATCACCTGCTGCTGGTTATTTTCGTTGGAATACCAGCGATCTGAAATTAGAAATCTATAATGGTAGTGGATGGACACAATATGCTACCAGTGGTGGTGGAGGTGGTTCAGTATCTTCTCTTGGATTGACATCAGCAACAGCAGCATCATCTCCCGCTGCAATTCTACAAGCAGCACCTGGATCTCCTGATGGTATCTACTGGATCAATCATGGATCTGGTGCATATCAAGTATATTGTTTGATGGATCAGGGTGGGTATATGCTTGTAGCTAAGATTCCTGCATCACCTGCTGATACAAGTAATCCATGGTCATATGTTGGTTCTAGGTGGAACGCTAGTTCAACTGTGAATGAAAGTGAGTGTCAAAACTTGAATGGTGGTGATGCTCTAAACAGAGGATATTATGGTTATCAATTACAAGAAGGATTCATCTTTGCAATGGGTGATGCAAAGAACTGGTTACCTAAAGTATCACGAAGCAGTTTAACTGCTAGAGCGGCATTTACTGGTGGTCAGTCTAATTACTCCGAATCAAGAGAAACAATGCTCGCTTGGATTCACAACGTGGGCATTAATAGAAACAACTGGGATAACCAACCTCATTGTAATAGAGTAGGTTTTAATAGAACTGACTCTAATGCATCTGCTATGAGATTTGGTATTACTATGAACAACGAAAACGAATGTAACTCTAACGACTCTGCAATCGGATTCGGTTGTTACACTAACAATCAGAGCAACAGTGGGGATAGAAACTGTGCTGCTGGCGGTTTCCGCTGGAATGGCACAACTCGCTATCCCTTTAATGGTTGGATCTTTGTAAAATAAGGAGAAACATGAGCACTATTAGAGTAGACGAACTTAGAGCATTATCTGATCAGAATTTTACTGTTCAAGTAGATTCTAGTGATAACTTCCAAGTTAGTGGCACCATTGAGATGGCAAGTGGTGGTCAATTCTCTGTCCCTGCTGGTACTAATGCACAGAGACCATCAACTCCTGTTGCTGGAATGTTGAGATATAATACTGAATCTGGTTCATTAGAATTTTACGATGGATCTTCTTGGAATAACTTTATTAGTGGCACTGCTGTAAACAATGGTGCTACAGAACAAACAGCGGTTACAAGTGTTCAAGCATTGTATGATGCTGGACAAAATACTGATGGTTTATATTGGATGAATTTAGATGGCACAGCAAGACAATACTTCGTTCCATTGCTTTCGCATCCATATTATATTATGGTTGCTAACTGGGGTGGTGGTGCTAATGCTTTCCTCCAAAACGCTAGTGCATTAACTGGCAGAGAACTTGATGGTCAAGGAACATTAACACCCGAAGGAAACTGGTCAAACAATGGTACATATGGTTACTATAGAAATGCGGGCGGTAGTGACTATAGATATGCATCATTCTCTAATCGTGGTATTCCCTATCGTTATGTAAAATTCAAGTTCCATCTCTATAATTACTATTCTAATGATGGTGTAAATGGTAGAGACTTCTTGGGTGTTGGTGGTGTTGGTGACGGTTTGACTATCATGCGTGATAATAATGGTATTGGTAATAGTCAGCACATCTTTACATATTTCACTGCTATCAGTAATAATGATGGTAACTCTTGCCCATCAACTGCTGGAACATATCCTACACATAGAGGACAAGGTAATAATCCTAGCGGATTCCTTGGAAATCGCTACTCTTGCTTCAGTAGACAGGGTTCAAGTTATACTTCAGAGTATGTAAGAAACTTTGATCCTCGCCCTGGTGATAGCAGCGGCGGTACTGAACCTAACTCATACACAGGTAATCAATGGTACACGATTGATATTGGAACACAAGTTAGTGATCCTTTTCATTGTGTTATTCACTCCGACCAGGATAGTGGAAACGAAGATACATACCTGAAGAGAGGGGTAGTTCTCATTAAAGCATAAATAATACGAAGGAATCAGAACTGTAATGTCTCAATTAAATGTTGACAGAATAATTTCTCTGAGTGGTGGCGGTGGAACCGCTTCTATTCAGTTGGAATCCAGTGGTAACTTCAACTTCGATACTGGCACACTTTACGTTGACAGTTCAAACAATGAAGTTGGCATCAATACCACCACACCTCGTTCTTCCTTAGATATTGCTACCACTGACGCGGTTGTGATGCCTGTAGGTAGCACAGCACAGAGACCTGGTAGTCCTATCGAGGGCATGTTCAGGTACAATAGCACCGATCGAACCTTTGAAGGGTATTCGTATGACACAGACGCTGCTGCATTGCAGTGGGGTCCTATTGCTGGTGCAGGTGGTGGTGGAATTCCAAACCAATCTGCTGATAGATACAGTGTTGATTATTCTGAAGGTGCTGTACTTTCTTCTGATGGTACAAACGCTTTCTGGTCACAGACTGGCACAAATGGTTGGGCGATTGCAAGAATTTGGACACACGGTTATGTTGGTGGCGGATACAAATCTGGCGCACCTTGGAGAAACGTAAACCGTACAGTTCACTCTACTGATACTTCTACAAACCTTGGTGATACTCTGGATAGATCTGGTGCTTATATGGCAGGATCTTTCTCAGATAACAGACACTGGTTCCACTCCATGGAGAACACCTATAGAGGTTCTTCCAACTATACTTCTGGTTTCAGTATGACAACTGAAGCAGGTATCACACACCAAAATGCGTGGGATATGACTGTCAACAGAGGATCGATGGGTTCATTCCAAGATCACGAACATGCTGGCGGTTATTCTTATCTGATTGGTGGTGGTAACGCTAGAACTGACTCTATGAACCTCAAAACTGAGGTTATGAGAACATCTGGTTTCCCACCTAATCACGCTGATGGTGGTGATGACCCTACGCACGGTGGTAACGCAAGACTGAAAGGTTGGTATAAGCGTAGTGGCACACGTCAAGGATTTGTCTGGAGAACTGAAACTTGGGTTACTTGGGATAATGGTCCTGGTGGTGACGGATGGAAGAAGATTCTAGGTTCAATGTTGGGACATATGTACGTTGGTACTGGTAACAACAACCAGAACGGTAATCAGCGTTGTGACGATACAACTGGACTTCAGACAAGAGGTTTGAACTTCGGTAATATGGGTGAGGAAAACTTTGAAATGGGTATGAGAAAAGGTTATTGCTTGGGTAACTACAATGGTTCCCAGAACAATAATACTTTCAAAGTGAACTATATGACTGACTCTTACAACAACCTCGGCGGTTCTTCACCTCCAACAGGTCACGCTGGCATGAGTTCTGCTCACTGTTCATCTTCATCTTCCATCTCTGGTGTCAACGACGCTGGACAGGCAGTATATGACTACGGCACAAATATCCCTAACTACTGATGGCAAATACTAACGACGTTATTGTTCTCGATGCTGAGAAATATCCCCAAGTAGCGGTGTGGGGAGAGAAACTTGGTACACAGTTGGGGTTGGAATATTTTCATCTTGCTGATGAGTATTTTGATTATATCCCTCAACATATTAATCATTTGAGAATTGATTCAAAGACTGCTACCTTTGGTCACAAATACTGGGGTGAGTATAGAAGTCAACAGTCTGAGTATGGTGAGAGTGAGGAAGGTACAACTCAAAAGGATAAAGTAGATGTTGACAGAGAGATTGTCACCAACTACACTATTCCTTTTATGAAGGCAGTTCTACGCCTGAAAGTACAAGAAATTTACGAAAAAAGATATAACACTCTACGCACTAAATACAGTGTACTTGAGGATGCAACTTGGGGTGACCAACTTGCTGAGTCTCAAGCATATCTTCAAGATGATACAACAGCAGTTAGTTTGATTGACAGACTAGCATCCATTCGTGGTTTGACAACCAGCGAATTTGCTGCTAAAGTGGTAGAGAAACAAAAAGAATGGAAGGGGAAACTCTTCGATCTTGCAGTTGGTGAACAGACCGTAATCGGTAAGTTGAATGACTGTGTTAATATGGCAGACATGAATGTCTTCCTTGAAGATTATTTCGGTTTGGCAATGCCAGGCGAATTATGTTTAGATTACAACCGATGTGAATTAAATGGAGATGGACTCATTGTCAGAAAAGAACCTCTCGTCTACGGACTCAAGTTCTGATAACTACAACATTTACAAAGTATTAGAAGATCTCAAGGATATTGATCCTTGGGAAGGACTAGAGAATTTTGATAAGTCTTTGATGGATTGGGCAGAGAAAGTGCCCTTTGGTCAGAGTGACTTCCAAAACACATATTATGTTGTCAATTCTCATGTAACACCTTGGCGTCAAATGCGTCAGGCAATTATGGAACTTCAAGCACGAACAAATGCCGTGCAGAAAGTTACTGTGCAATACAAAAGAAACTTGAATGATGTTGCACGCATCAAACATGAGATTGAGAATGAGGAAGATGAGTTTCAACGTAAAGATCTAGAATGTCAACTAGAGATCTTGTATCTTGATAGTCAGATCTGGAAGAATAAACTGAAGCAATCTAAATCAGAGATTGAAGGTTTTATGCGTATTATTAAACAACGCGCAGGAGATGTTCCAGTCGAAGAGTTTATCAAACAGTTTGATGATCCTGAGATTGTTGAGTTTGAGGAGCATAAGTATTGGATCGCTCGTATGGCAAAACAGTCTGCGATTGATCTACTAACTACTGGTAGGATTCAAGCAGGTAACTTAGAAAGTATGCTGCAAATGACTCCTGAAGATCAGGCAGCGGTAACTGATCTTGCTCTTACATATTCTACTGCTATGAACCATTCTATTGGTAAGTTCAAAGAAGCAGCAGAAAATAAAGTTGAGGGTATGTTAGAAGGACGCCCCGCTGAAATGTTTGATACCGCTGGAGTTTTCACAGATTATGTCTCACACAATATTGACCAAAGAAGTCTTCAGTCTTCCGATAAACCCGAAACTGGATCCTGATTATCTTGAAGGGGAGTTTATACCTTTCCTCAAGAAATATAAGCATCTGATTTACGATCTGTACTTCACATCTAGGATGCCCCCATTCATGCAAGATGCTATGGGGGATACTTTTCGTACAACTAAAAGCGCACAGGCAGCAGCAACAAATGCTCTGGCAATCTCTGAAGCAACAGATATTCCTCTGTCTGCAACGTTCAATAACATCTGGGTACGTCCAGATCAAAAGAACTTAGACCTATGGATTCAGAACTTTAAGTTTCTGTATGATGCTGGTGTTAGGACTGTTACTTTACCTCATACATCTTGGGTGCTGACAGGACAGATTCAGAAAGAATATCCTGAACTAAAGATCAAGAATACAATCTTGCGTGAGGTAGTCAAACCTAACGAGATTGTCAGTCTTGCTAGTGCTGGATTCTATTATATCAATCTCGATCGTGATATTATGCGTGATCGTGATGCATTTGAGAGACTGAATGATGCAAAGCAATACTGTGCAGACAAAGGCAATCCTGTATTGTATTCGTTACTCGTGAACGAAAAATGCTGGGGTGGTTGTCCTATTATGCCTGAGCATTATCAATATAACTCTACACGTACAGGCACAGAACCTCAATACTTTAACAGTGAGATCAGTCGTATCTCGTGTTCACGTTGGGATGAATATGATCCTGCAACAGAATTGAAGGCAGCAAATCTACCACCGTGGAAAGAAGATTGGCAGTGGTATTTGGATAATGGAATTGATGTATTCAAACTGCACGGTAGAGAGAATGCATTGCGTCTAAGAGAGTCAATGGATATTATCGAACGATGGGATAATGATGATGAGATCATGTTCCCTGAGTTCAGTGATTATATGGTAGATCTTGATGTTCCTGATGCACCAATCAACATCTGGAGAGATAAGATCAAGACCTGTAAGTTTGATTGCTGGGATTGTAATTATTGTGAGTCTGTGGTAGAGTCTAAATTAAAGAAACAAAAGCGTGAGAAGATGAATCCTCTTGTAGATCGTGTCATTCGTGCTATCGATGGTGCCACGGATAACAATTCAAACTTTGATCCTAAAGATTTCAATATCACTGGTCTATCTTCTACGAAGGTAAGACATTTGTTGAACAATCTTTGTAATGAACGTGGCACAGTATATGCTGACGTTGGTTGTTATATGGGTAGCACATT